AATACTGATATTCTCCTGTTTGATTTGCGCCTCTGCCGCACTCCGGTACTGGCTGCGGGTAATTCCGTAGGCCAACTCGGAGAGGCCAGTTCGCTTATCGAACAGGTCGAACACCGCCGCAATGATGTCGTAGAGGTCTTTCGTCACCTGCGGGAATTGGAAGACCGACAGGACATCGTTGACCGAGCGGCCCAGCATCTCGCTGATCTCAACGATCTTGAACCCGCCCTGCGTGGGCGAGAGCAGTTGATCTTTGAGGTCTTGGTCGGCTGCCTTGCTGACGCCGATCATCGTTTCGCAACTGGTTGCGACCCGCGTGGCGAGGAAGGACATTGCCCAATTCAAGAACCGTAATTCAGGGATCGCTGGCCGGATGTGGCTAATCGGCCATGCGTAGTTGGGCTTGGCGTGGAAAGCCAGCATGGTGAACGGCCAGCCCTTCGGATCGGCGTAGAAGGGAATGGGCCACGCCGCACGGGCCAGCAAACTCTGCGGGAGTTGCGTCTGCTCGTCGAGCGGCTCCTCCATGACAGAGGGAGGCATATTCAATGGGTATTCCACGCCCTCGCAGATAACGAGGTACACGAAATCGCCCAAGGCGTCGAAGATGCCCTTGTTCTCTTTGGGAGCATCGGTCAGCCGGTCGCCCGCACCGGTCTTGCTCCAAATCTTGTAGATCGTGACCAGTTCGTTGGTCTTCCCCTTCTTGCCGCCCTTCGAGCGGTCGCGGGGTTCGTTGTCGGCCCGGATGACCTTGCTGGAGTCGAGGTGCTTGCGAAGGTCTTCCTCCGGCACCCCGTACTCAATCGCAACTTCCCGCAGCGGACGAACGACACGGCGGGCGCACCAGAGCATATCGTCGATGTTGTCGAAATCGGGGTCGATCAGCAGGTTGTCAATGGTGTCGTAGAAACTGCCGATCATCCGCACGGGCGGCGTCGAGCCGTCCCCGCTGGTCTGGAGCGTGATGAGTTCAGTCCAGAACGCCCCGGCCCCCTTGATGAGCGCCTCGTTGCAGACCTTGCGAGCCTGCGTCTTGAGGTCTAACTCGACAGGCACCCAGTTCAAATACGCCTGCATCAACTGGGCGGCCACCCTGCGACCAGCCTTGCCCATGTCTTGCTGGGCCATGATCTCCACGAGTTGCTGCTGCTCGGGAGACAGCATCGGCGGCTCGGGGCTGGCCGGGTCAATGGGCGGCAGCCCTAGCATCACCGGATCGACTTCCGGGTGTTCCATCACCGTCACGGTCCTAACCGGATTGCGGTGATAAATTACGGAGCCGAAGATTTCGACTAACTCAAATACCTTATTCACCTGCATCCGAAATGCAGGAGGGGTAATGTTGGAGTTGTACCCACGCTCCCCACGGGCATAGGCATCTTTCCACATGAAATTGTGGTCGCCATCGAAGAAGTTGGCGGCTTCGCGAGCGTCGTCCGTAAAGGGACGCTTGTACTTGATCGCCGCCTCGATCTTCTTCGTCCACGTTGAGACAATCTGTCTCAGCGGGTTACTGGGCGGCAGTTTGCTCGCGGCCACGACTCATCTCCGCTCGGCGTGAGGTAATGTGGGGGTCTGCACTCTTTTTGGACGCCAAGGCTTCCTTGGCCGCCTCGGTCAAATCCCATACGCCAAGACCCTGCCAGCCATGGTCTTCTTGGAGGGCCGGGTCATCCCGGTGGTGTACAGATGGCCGAACCACGAACCCCTGCTGTTCCGTGAAAGTCAGCACTTGGATCGTCGTGTCGCCCGGCTCCTTCAGCACCCAAGCGATGCAGGGGGCCGTGAAGCCGGTGTGGTCGTTGCTGTAAAGGACAACGTCGCCCTGCTTCACGCGGGGCATCTTCCACTCAGTTGCCATAAGAAGAGTCTCCTTGTGGCCCCAAGTAGACATACCCGGCGTTCTCCTGCCCCAGCCTTTTTTTGCGGTCGGCCATCCACTTGACCCACCACGGGTCGGCTTCTGTCTGCACAGGGGGCTTGTGGTAGGTGGGCCTGAAAGCACACAGGTATTCGAGGCAGGCGCAAAGGTGAACGTCGCCCCGCGTAATTGGCTGGTCGGTGACTATGGCCGTGCCAGCGACGTAGTTCACCCGCTTGCGGTATCGCTTCAGTTCCCGCTCCAAGTCGGGCAGCGACGAACGCAGTACCCGCAGCGTGGGCGTACCGCTGGGCCGGATGTGCAGTAGGCTGCGGGTGGCCTCGGTGCGGGCCGGGATGTCATCGCAGCCAGCGATGAAACTGCTGCCCGTAATCTGCGACTTTATCCCTCTTTTCACAAGTTGCTCGGTGTACTGCTCAGAGGGCAGCCTGCCGGAGCCGATGTCGCGAATCCGGCCACCGTGGGCGTCAATGATGAACGCCTGAAAGTGGTGAGTGACCTTCTTGGCAAACTCCTCCCCGAAGATGCTGGCGTTGCACTGCCGCAAATACAGTTGGTCGTAGAGCAGGATGTACTCCTCGCTCGGCGGCACAGCGGCAAACAGCACAGCCGTAACGGCGTGTCCGGGGTCGATGACGGCGTACCGGCACCAGTCGTTTGGTATCTGGCCGCCCGGCAAGTCGGTGCGATCTAGCCCGTGAATCCGCATGTCGAAGTTCGGGTACATCAGCACCGAGTCGGTGATGAAGTCACCCTCTGCTCGCATGCGGAGAACGTCTTCGCCCGCCGCACTCCACCGCTGAATCGACTTCAACTTCTCGGCCGAGTCGATATGCGGATTGTCGAGCATCCGCAACTTGAACATGACGATGTTCGGGTTCGCGTTGCCGGAAGCCGCCTCGGCGTCTGCACGTTCCTTCAGTGTCAGAAGTGCGTCATTGGCGCTGTGTGGCATCGCGCTCCACGCCAGCCGTCCCTTGCGGTCAACGAGGCGAGCCTGCATTTCGCCGACCCAATTAGAATTAGACAGGTCTTCGTCGATGTGGACCCTGTCGCAAGAGAAGCCTTGTACGGGATCGCCTTCTGACGAGAAGAAGTGAATCTCCCATCCGTTGTGCAGCACTGCCTTCTGGATGTAGTTGGCACTCTTGAGAGTCCAAGAGATTGACTTCACCATCCTCGGCGGAATCAGCGGCGGGGCTGGCTTGGCTTCTGCCCGGCGGGCCTCATCCTTGGTTGGGTCATATGCGCGCCACTCTTTCGTATGCTCGTCGCGGATGATCTTGAACGCGCCTGCCTTAAACATGAGCGGATAACAGACCATGCCTATGTGGCGAAGGTCTTTCCCGACTACGGCAAGAATCCCGCCCTCCTTGGGGTACTTGCCGTAGGGGTCTTGGCCGGTGACGGCTCTGGCGTCTTCCACGAACGTGGACAGGGACTTGCCAGACCGATTGCCGCCTATGACGAGGATTTCACTCGCCATGCACTCGTGCATCTGCTGCTGGACTGGCGTCGGCTTGTACAGCCTCAGTGCCTCCAGCCGCCTGTCCCTCAACTCCGACTGGAGGGACATGATCTCTTCCCTCTGGAACTGCGTCAGTTGCCCCGCTGTCGGAGTCGGTATCGTCGGGACATTCTGCGGCGTCGGGTGCTTCGAGGGCTTGCGGCGTGGCATCGACAGTTACTCCCTTGTAGGTGGTCAACGCTTGGGCGAAGCGCTGCTCCAGTTCCGCCTCCAACTCGTCCTCAGACCACAGCGTCAGCGGCTTCTTGGCCCCGCCCTGCTCCACGTTCTTGCTGACGAGTCGGACGATGGTTTCCAGCAACCTGTTTCGGGCAGTGCCGCCGGGAGGGCTGTCGTAATACTGCTTGACCAGCATCGCGGAGAACCCGGCGACACCGCCGAAGTATTGGAAGATGCGCTCCAGCACTTCCGCACTGTGCGGGATGTTGTTGCCACCAGAGGTCGCAAGAGAGGCGTAGAGGTCGAGTGCTTGGGACTCGATCTTGTCCATTGCCGCCTTGCGCTTGGCGGCAGCCTTCTCACGCCGTTTCGTGGCCGCCGTGCGGACACAGGCCCGGCAAGTGTTCTCGCCCCTCGGGAAGTGCTTGGCAGTGTCCTCGTAAGAGTGGCCGCAACTCTTGCAAGGCTTCGTCGCCACGACAACAGGGCAGCCCGCCGGGGTCTCCGGCGGGCTGCTAACTGCTTGGGTTTTTCCCTTGTCAGTCACATCAGACGGCCCAGTTGAGACCGGTCAGATTGACGCGAGCGTACTTGTCGGT